ATCGGTATAATCAACCTGATGCTAGTGATAAACCTGATGGCAGGTCATTGTTAAAATTCTTTTATGGAGATATACTTGAAGAACTTGTACTCAATGTTGCAGAAGATAGCGGTCATACCGTTACTAATAAGCAAGATCGTGTTAGTTACGATATTGGTGATGGGTGGATTGTTCGTGGACGCATTGATGCTGTTGTTGACAAAGTTGTATGCGATGTCAAAAGCGTTACAAAGTATTCGGAAGAAAAATTCAAACATGGCTTAGTCGATGACCCATTCGGATATTACCAACAATTAAACGGATATGCTACTGCTCTTGATGCTGATCGTGCTGGCTTCATTACTATTCAAAAGGAACTAGGACACATTAACTACTATCCAATTGAAGTTAATAAAGGATTATTCAAACTACAAGCAGAGCATTCTGCTGAGATTGCTGGTCTATCTACACCAGATAAACTAGATAGACTTAATCCAGTACCAGCAAGTAAGACTAGTAAGAATAAGAAGTTATGCACAAGCTGTAGCTACTGTTCGTTTAAGAAAGAATGTTGGCCTGAGATGCGTACATTCTTATACGCTAGTGGCCCTGAGTTTCTAGTTGAAGTTGTTGATGTTCCTAAAGTACAGGAGATAACATGAAAACTAAACAGAAAAAAGTACCTAGTTGGTGGCCTTTCCCTATTCATTACGGTAAGTTACCAGTACCTGATGGATGGAAACCTACTACAAAGAAACAGCGCGTACTCAATAGTGAGGATGCTCCATTTTAATAGGAGGAAATGTGAAACTTACTGTAGAAATAGATGATGATTCACTATCTGAATTAATTGCTAAAGATTTAGAAGGATTCATTGAAGACTTTACTAGTAATAGTGGAGGAATATTTTCATTAGAAACTGAAGAAAATGATAGGGCAGTTAAACATCTAGTCGAGTGTATGAAGTATGTACATGATTGGTACAGCGTAGTAGATAAACAATATTATCCAAAGTGGCATGAAAATACTAGTAATACCAGATTGTCAAGTTAAAGAAGGATTGTCCACTGATCACCTGATGTGGGCAGGTAAAGCTATCTGTGAATATAAACCTGATGTTGTAGTTAACCTAGGTGACTTTGCAGATATGCCATCCTTATCTACTCACGATAAAGTTGGTAGCAAATACTTTGAAGGTTTGCGGTATAAAAAAGATATTAACGCCGCAAAAGATGCAATGAAAGTATTGCTATCTCCTTTACGTGATTTACAATCCAAGCAAAAGAAAAACAAAGAGAAGGTGTATAAGCCTCGCATGGTGATGTTGCTTGGTAATCATGAGAATAGGATAGATAGAGCTGTTAATAACAACCCTACATTGGAAGGACTTATAAGTGTTAAAGACCTTGAATATGAAAAAGATTGGGAAGTACATAGTTTCTTACATCCCATCTTTATTAATGGTGTTGGTTTCAACCATTATTGGCCTGTCGGCGCAATGGGAAGACCTGCATCCTCTCCTGCTTCTATTATCAGTAAGCTACATATGTCATGTATTGCTGGACACCAGCAAGGTAAACAAGTATCTTATGGTAAACGTGCTGATGGAAAGCCTATTACTGCTGTCATTGTGGGCAGTTATTATCTTCACGATGAAAGTTACATGGATCAGTTAAGCAATAAACACTGGCGTGGATTACTAGTAATGCATGAAGTTGAGGATGGGCATTTCGATGAGATGTTTCTTTCCATTGATTATTTAGGGAGGAAATACGGTGAACTATCATGACAAACTTTGGAAAGTAAAACTTTTTATAGAGGAGAACTTTGATGATGTATCAGAACTTACCATTGCACTTGGGTTATCAGTTGAAGATGTAATGAATCTTTTACCTGATGTATTAGTAGCTAACTATAATAAATTTTTCCATGACACTATTGAAGAAGAACCCGAAGAAACTATCGAAGACTACGATGGAGTTGGAGAAGATTGGTCAGAGTAGAAAGCGCGTCGTTATTAATAGCGAACAAATTAGGAATTGGAATGAGGAACTAAAAGATTATGAGCAAAGTAAATCTAGTGTGGGCAACACCAGATGGGGAGAATTTAGTAGCGTATATGGCGAGGGTATCGAACCCAAATAACCAAGACAATAAATCCACTGCTCCAAAACTTTTAAACTATCTTATTTCTAATAAGCATTGGTCGCCATTTGAAATGGTAAATGTATGTGTTGAGATTGAAACAACACGAGACATTGCTAGACAAATCTTACGCCATCGTAGCTTTAGCTTCCAAGAATTTAGTCAACGATATGCAGTTGCATTGCCAGCTAAACCTAGAGAAGCAAGGATGCAAGATGAAAAGAATAGACAGAATAGTTTGTTTAATGATGATATTGAATTAGATTACTTGTGGGAATACAAACAACATGCTGTATTACGAACGTGCATGGATGCCTATGAGTTTGCATTAAAGAACAACATTGCTAAAGAAGTTGCTCGCTCTGTTCTGCCAGAAGGACTTATTACTAGTAAGATGTATATGAATGGTACATTGCGTAGCTGGTTACATTACATTGATATTCGTTGTGATGAGGCTACACAAAAAGAACACCGCTTGATTGCAAACCAATGTCGTGATATAATAATGAATCTTTATCCATCGTTAAAGGATGTATTATGACTTATGAAGATAAAATGCACAAGGAAGAAGAACTTCTAGAAGATGAGTTTTTACTAGCTTGCTTTACTAAAGATGCAGAAGCTGGTGTTGATTTTAGCTTTACAAAAGATTATAAAAACGGTGGTATACGCAGACGTAAAGTATACGAAGTTATGTACGATTCATTAGATGGATATGATGGTACATTAAAGTTTGTGATGGAAACATTACTAATAATTGCTAAGAAGGGTGACGTAGATGCTGAATCAGCACTACGTAGAATGGCAAAATCTTATGCTAAACTTAACGCATATATAGAGGAGTAATTATGAGTGGTTGGCTAATAGCAACAATTGGAGTGGTGTATGCAGTGGTTGCCTTTGATCTCATTCGTTCTGGGAATATTGGTCTGGGGATTGCTTTTGTTGGTTATTCTATTGGTAATATTGGACTCACGATGGAAGCAATGAAATGACTGTCTACATAGCACTCCTTGCAGTGTGCATTAATACATGTGAATTTGGGTATAGCAAACCCGTAATGTTACGTGAAGAATGTGTCGCTATGGTTAAAAAAGGAATACAAGATATGCCACCAGAGGTAAAACCTTTTGTATATGGAACATGTATACCAGTGAACATAGAGAAATTTATATAATGAATGTATGGTTGAAAAGAAACGTAATGGTGGTGAATGGACAGAAGGACGTTATCGTAGTTTTATAACATCAACGCTACGAGGTGGAATGCGTAGATGGCCCCCGAAATGGAAAGCACTAAAGGATGCTTGTGTAGGTAGGAAAGTAAACGAGAAGACAAATAAACTTGCGCTACATTATGTATGTCGTAAATGTAAGAAAGAATATACAGCAACTAATGTAGAAGTAGATCACATAAAGCCAGTGGTTCCTGCCACTGGTTTTACATCTTGGGATGACTACATTGATAGAATGTTTTGTGAACAAACTAATCTACAAGTGTTATGTAAGAAATGTCATAAAGATAAAACAGGTAAAGAGAAAGTAAAAGCAGCAACTAAACGGAGTAAGAAATGATTAACGAAGAAGAAGCATGGTTTCATCATGTAATTAAGGACTTTGATTACATTGTTTGTAGTGGTAAGTATGGCCCATTGTTTTATAAACTTCTTTCTGACGAAGCAAAGACTATTATTAATAACATGTACCATTTAGAGAAACTTAAATTGGAGGTCGAATGTCTATCGCAATAAGGTTTACAACGGGATTTATTTTAGGGTTTGAATTTACTCCAATTGAAGGAGTTCATTTTTGTTTGTATTTAGGTATTTGTGAAATTGCATTTTATGACGAGGAGATTGTTGATGACCAGTTCTAAGAAGATGGGTGTATATGAAACCTTCATTGCTAAGAGTAGATATAGTAGGTTTCTAGATGATAAGAGTAGGCGAGAGCATTGGCCTGAAACAGTGAAGCGATACATTGATTTCATTACTAATAATGTAGAGAAGAAACATCACTACAAAGTGCCTACTGAACTAAAGAATGAGTTGCATGATGCTATCCTCAACTTAGAACTTATGCCATCTATGCGAGCCATGATGACTTCAGGTGAAGCATTAGAACGAGATAACACTGCTGGATATAATTGTTCCTATCTTCCAGTAGATGATGTTAAATCATTTGATGAAGCCATGTACATCTTGTTGTGTGGCACTGGTGTAGGGTTTAGTGTGGAGAGTAAATATGTCAACAAGCTACCAGAAGTACCTACACAAATGTTTAATAGTGACACTACTATTGTGGTATCTGACAGCAAGGCAGGGTGGGCAAAAGCATTACGACAACTTATCGCCCTATTATATTCCGGTGAAATTCCTAAATGGGACACAAGCAAAGTACGTCCCGCTGGTGCTAGGCTTAAGGTTTTCGGAGGGAGAGCCAGTGGCCCTAAGCCCCTTATTGCCTTGTTTGAGTTTGTCGTTAATAAATTCAAGAATTCTACAGGAAGAAAACTTACCTCTCTTGAATGCCATGACATCATGTGCAAGATCGGAGAAGTCGTGGTGGTTGGAGGTGTACGCAGAAGTGCTATGATTAGCCTCTCTGACTTAACAGATGATAGGATGCGTCATGCTAAAGCTGGACAATGGTGGGAACGAGAAGGACAACGATCACTTGCAAATAACAGTGCAAGCTATAATGAACGCCCCTCAGTTGGGGAATTTATGTCAGAGTGGCTGGCGTTGTATCAAAGCTACAGTGGTGAACGAGGTATCTTCTCAAGGAAAGCAGCTAAATCTACTGTTGCAAAAAATGGAAGGCGAGATGATGGTTATGAATTTGGGACTAACCCATGCTCTGAAATCATCTTGCGTCCATATCAATTCTGTAACCTTACAGAGATTGTCGCACGATATGAAGATAGTAACGAAGATTTGCAAAGAAAAGTTAGACTTGCAACTATCCTTGGAACCTTTCAGTCCACACTAACTAGCTTTCCATATCTACGTAAAATCTGGCAGAAGAATACAGAGGAGGAGCGTCTACTAGGTGTATCCATCACTGGTATCCTTGACTGTCCATTGCTAAACAATGTAAATGACGAAGGTCTGTCATCAAGGCTAGAATCATTAAGGGATGT